AATCAATAATTGAAAAATTTTTTGGTAGATTTTGTAAATGTGAAGAAGATGAACATATTACAATGTACACAGAAAAACCTAAATCTGAAATTAAAGTTGTTTGTGAAAAACATCCAGACACATATAAAAAACAATGTCCGTCATGTAGGCAGGCTGTAAATGCCTAAATGTAAAAACTGTCACCACGATTGTCATTGTGACGGGGACTTACACTCAGATGAATACGGATTATGCGCTTGCAGTAATTGTAAATGCAAAAGAACATATAAAATAGAAAAAGATCATGGCACAGACATGTCATATGAAAACGAGGTTAGTATAAAATAATGGAGGTTAGCAGGATGAACTATTATTTTACAGGTATATTAATTATTTTAATGACCTTATTGGCTTTTTGCGTAAAACCAGCTTATGGTGGTTCTACACAAACAAACACATCCGGATCTAATACAGCAATTGAAGGAGGATACACTTCAACTGCCACAACTACATATCAATCTGGTTCTGAATCTACATCTACAACTAACAATACTACAAACTCAGATATAAAATCTTCACCACCATCAGCATCTGCACCATCATATAATTCTATGACTCAAGATGTTTGCGCTGTTGGAGTTTCTGCAGGTATTCAAACATTTGGTATTGGAGTTAGTGGAGGTAAACATGTAATTGATGAAAATTGTGAAAGATTAAAATTAGCAAGAATACTTAATGACTTTGGTATGAAGGTAGCAGCAGTTGCTATTCTCTGCCAAGATGAACGTGTGTTTGAATCAATGATACACGCCGGCACTCCATGTCCAATTGATGGCAAAATTGGTAAAGAAGCTAAAGCATTGTGGTCTAAATATGATCACGAAAGACCAGATTATGATTTATATGTAAAACGTATGAAGGCTAGAAAAGATAAAGAAGAAGCAATAGCTAAAGAAGCAGCGTTAATTGAGAAAAAAAGACTTGAAGAAGAACTTAAAATGACAAAAGAACTAGAAAAACAAGACGAAGAAAAGGCTAGAGAAGACTTAAAAAATCTAATAAAAGTTAGATAATGGCACTAAAAATTTCAGAAGAAGCAGCAGTACAAATGCCAATGAAGACAGTAGCGAGTTTGATCGCGCTCGTCGCAATCGGAACTTGGGCTTTTTTTGGCATTCAAGAAAAATTAAATTCAAACTCAACAAAATTAGAGTTAATGCAAAAAGATTTAATAGAGAATACAGAGTTTAGAATCAAATGGCCGCGGGGCCAACTTGGTTCGCTTCCTGCAGATTCCGAGCAATTTATGATGATCGAGGATTTATATAAGACCACGGATAAGTTAAACAAGCACATAGAATCTATGGCTTTAAATAAAATAAATATAGAATTTTTAACAAAACAATTAGAAAAAGCTTTAGAAGATATTGAAGAACTAAAAGATTCTAACAGAGAGATACATTATAAGAATGGAGGCACACATTGACAGAAGTTGTGGTAGCCCTACTTATGTTTGTAGGAGCAGAAATCAAGGAACACAGAATACAGCCTGAAGGGATGGCGCAATGTTTACGAAGAAAGCGTGAAGCGGAGAGAACTTATAGTGAATCTGTGTCTTATAAATGCTATAAGGGTGCAGCACAAACAGAAATATATTTAGGCGAAAAATCAATAGTAGCATTAATATTAAAATGATTTGGTTAACAATAATTATAATAGGAGCGGGATATGCGTTGTATCGTATTAATAAGTTTGCTGACGATGCTAACCCTTACAACTTCAGCAGAAGAAATAACAACAGGTAATTTATTACCTAACGGCACCGGTTCTGCTTCTAATTTACAATCAGTAGATAACGCAATACCTAATGTACAATCAAGTTGTTCTTCATTTACATCTGTTAATACTACATGCACTAATCAAAGTTGGAACTATCAAGAAGTAGAAGTTGGCAGTGCATCATCTGGTACAGGTAGTTTAAGTTATACAGGTAGCTTAGTTGACGTTAGTACAGGCGATGAGACTAGTAGCCAGGCAATGTTAGACAATGGTATTACATTAGATTCTACAACTATTGTACAAAACTGTGAGTGGACAGGATCTGCACATCAATGCGGACAATCAAGATCAGGACAAGATCAATTTAAAACAACAGTCAAGATACTAGACTCTGATGGCAACGTGTTATCTCAAACAGATCAAATAAGAAATACAGACTCAGGTTACTACAGCAACGCTGATAAATACACAGATCAAGTTATATACAACGGCACTGGTTCTAATCAGTTTGATTGGAAATGGACAGGTATTGATAACGGCTCACCGTTAGTTGATCTTGGTGGACCAAATTTATTGGGTGCTAAACTTACAATGACATACGACAACACAATTATTTCAAATGAAATTATTGAAGAGATAGAAGATATATTTGAAGAGTTACAAGAAGAAATATTTGAAGAGTTTACATTTGAATATATTGAAGAAATATTTGAAGAGTTTACACTTATAGCACCGCCTATGGAAGAAGTTATAGAAGAAGAATTTGAAGAAATGACATTTGAACCAATGTTAATTGTTATGGAAGAAATGCCTATGGAAGAGATTATGGAAGAAGAAATGATTATAGAAGAAATGCCTATAGAAGAAGAAATAAACACATCTTTTTTTTCAATGATGTTACCACAAGAGGAGGAAATATATGAAGAGACTGAAGAGCTCATTGCAAGCTTCTTACCTATGGTTTCTAAGGAAGAGGAAACTTTTACTGAGGAAGAAGAATTCACAGAAAAAGGACCCATACGAATGGAACCAACCGAGGAAGAACCTAAAGAAGAAGTAATTGAAAAAGAACCTACAAAGATGGCTCTTAGTCCGCAAAGAGAAGAACCTGCTATGGAAGAAGAAGCAGTAGAAGAGGAGATTATAGAAGAAGAAATTATTGAAGAAGAGCAAGAAGAAATGATAGAAGAAACTAATGAAGAAGAAGAAATTAAAGAAGAGAAACCTACTAGCAAGACTCCTAAGAAGTCCACTGTTCAGACTAAGAAGCTTGCCAAACAAAAAGCTATACAACAGAAAAAAGCTATCGTTAAAAATCTTGCAAGAATAATGGATAAAGTTGACAAAGATATTAAAGATATTTCTAAAAATTTAGCGGTAAAGAATATCATAAAAATGGAGGCAATGACAAGCGAACAAGCATCATTAAATGCATATGCAAATACACAGTTTTATAAGCCAAAAAACATATATCTAGATCAATTGCCTATATTTGACAGTAGGTTAATATATGCAGATAAGAGTCTTGCAACTTATATTCAAAATGATAAGATGGAAATCAAAGCACGTAAGCTTCAAGAGATTAGATCTAGAAAACAACAGATATTAATTGAATTAGAGGTGTTAAAAAATGGATAAAATTAAAGGTCAATTAGCAGGAGTCGCAGCACTATTAGGTGTTATTGCAGCAATAGGTGGCGGCTTTGTTAAGTATGGTGAGATTGTAACCAAGTTAGATGCATTAGAATCACAAGAACATTCAACAGTAGATACATCCGGCATTGAAAGTAAAATTGCTGTATTAGAAGAAAAAGTTAACAAATTAGAAAACATTGACACATCTCATAGTCATGATTTTGTAAAGCACGATCATCCAGTTGATCACGCACACACTAAACCTATGGTTAATTCTAAAGAAATAGAATTACTTAAAATACAAATAGAAGAAATAAAAGTATCAACTTCTAACCCATTAGCAAACTAAAAAAATTTTCATGCAATTATCGAAACACTTTAAACTTGAAGAAATGACTAAGTCAATGACCGCAACACGGAAAAACATTGACAATTCCCCAGGTTCAGGCGATATAAAAAATTTAGAAAATTTATGTTATGAAATATTGGAACCAGCTCGTGCCCACTTTGACAAACCAATTACTGTTACATCAGGCTACCGCAGCGAGGCCTTGTGTGAAGCGATCGGCAGCAAAAAAACGTCGCAACATGCGAAGGGGCAGGCGGTTGACTTTGAAATCGCGGGTATACCGAATATTAAAATTGCTTACTGGCTACAAAATAACGTAGACTTTGATCAACTTATACTAGAATTTTATAACCCAGACGATCCAGCGGGCGGCTGGGTACACGTGTCGTACAATGAGGCGGGCGCAAACAGAAAACAAGTGCTCACTTATGACGGAAAAAGCTACGAAAACGGCCTTCCAGAAATGAAATGGAAAGGTGGAGAAGTTGTCGGTTAAAGAGAAATTAAGCATAGGTCTACAAAAAATAGATACTGTTGTTGGACACTGTTATCATTGTGAAGAAGAAACTATACTCGTTGCAATTGTAACAGAATTTTATAGGTGTACAAATTGCGGCGCAGATACTAAACAACATGTAAATGGAAAGATATCATACATACAATTAAGCGAAACAGATAAAAAATGGCTAAGAAGAAACCACTCTTCGGTGTAAATTTATACCACAAACAACAGCCTAGAAAACGTCCTAGAAGGCATTCAAAAAGTCCAAATAAATCAAAGAAAAGAATGACTAAAAAATATAATCGTCAAGGTCGTTGACAAATATCCCAAAGTATCCTATATTGATTTGGTTCCTGGGTATGAACCTTATAATAACTGCCCGTAAATATGAAAGGAAAAAATATGAATATATTAAAGCTTAGTAAAATATTTGAAGATTTTATTGATAAGCATAAGAGTATACATGAAATTGGTAGAGGTATGTGGTGGGATAAGAGTCCAGAAAGAGATATCGATGTTATGTATAAAAAAGAAAACTACGTTATAACAATAAGGAGAATGGAAGAATGAAAGAAATAAATTTATTAAAATATTTTACAATTAAGCACAAACATTTAAGTAAAAAATATATTAAAGAATGCGAAAAATATATTAAATGGCTTGGAGTAGATAAAAAAGCATTTGCAAGAGGATACAGGAGGATGGAAGGATGAAAACAGTAACCATAAACGTAGAAGGTATATCTCAAGGTCAATGGTCTGCTTTTTTATTAGAATTAAATCTAATGAAAAAAGCATGGCGACCGTACGGTGTTAGTGTAAATTTAAAAGCACACAGCATTAAACGTATCATAGAACAAGGGACAACTAATGGACAAAATAGACGAAGCGGCAAATAACTGGAATAAAACAAAAAATCCAAAGTATAAATATCTTTGGTACAAATTGATAAAGGAGTGGGCTAATGGATTTAATACTATTGAGCGATGGGGTGTATCATCTAGTAGAAGTAACGAAAGAGATGACGGCAGGTATAAAGTTATTAAGTGAAGTAGATTGTTTTGATCTTTGTGACATACTTAGATTGCATCTGACAACTTACTATGATTACCCTATTAATGCTCATGTTATGAAAGATGGCACGGGTGATTTTTTTGGATGTATGTGCAAGTAAAAAAGAAACCCGGTAATCCTAAATGGGGCGGCACTCAAATGGAGTCTAAGCTAATAAAAAAATATGCAGATGAGTGGTGCAGAAATAATGGTTATCCTATTAAAAAAAGAAAACACGTAAATGAAAATAAAACTAAGTGTTAGCTTCTGGTAAATAGGCACAAGTAAATGTAATAGATATTCTATGTAATTCTACTTCTTCTCTACCTATTTCTTTTAATTTTCTAGCAGCTTCTTCGTAGCCAAATATGCTACAGTCATACATATTATCAAATTCAGTCGGCCATTTAAATGGTGGCATACATTCACCTGATACATAACTGCACATTAATAAAGTTAAAATTATTTTCACCTTGACAATCCTACAAAAAAATATATATTATCCTACATCAAAATGAAAGGATACATTATATGACGGACATAAGCAAATACAAAAACGTATCGTTGTCCAAAGATACATATACTAAGATAGATAAGATTAGACGCGTCATTCAACCTAATACTATGTTGAGTAGAAGTCAGACAATAAATATTTTAGTAAACGAAAAAATGGAGAAACTAAATGGAAAGGTAAAAAATGTTTAAGATATCACAAGAAGAGAGACAAAAACTTTTAAGCTATCTGCAAAATAGACCTTATGCAGAAGTCTTTACTTTAATTGCATTGATCGTAGGTTTAAAACCTGTTGAGAATAGTAAAGAAGATAAGAAAAAAGCTGAACGAGTAGTAATGTAATGGAAAACAAAATTTGTCCAAGATGCAGAGGCAATGGGTTTTTTAAAGTTAAAGAAAGTGTAGAAAGTAAAGTGGATGAAGTTGTACAGTGTCCACAATGTAATTCGAAAGGAGAAGTACATGATAAAGAGTTCGATGAGTATTTTGATTCTAACCCTCTGTTTAAGTCATTGCAGCACAATTGATACAGCAGATGTTGGGCTTGCAATAATACAAGAATATATGGCTAGTGATAAAATGAAAATTACTAACTTAGAGCAATGTTTAAATAAAGATAACATGTGTATAAATAATGATTAAAGGACCCGCTGATCTAGAAGAAAGAATCGAGCAGCTAGGAAAACAAAAAGAGTTGCTTAAAGCTGCATGCAAGAAGGCAGGAGCGAGGATCAAGGATTTAGAAAGACATAACTTAACTCTTGCAAAAGAAATAGATCGATTAAATGAGTATGTGCAAATACTAGAGTTGGAGAAAAGATGAAATTTTCAGATAAACTTTTGTCCTTGGTTGTTGCACTTAGTATGATAATTGCTTTAGCTTTGATAGCTATGATTTTTAATGACTTAAATGATCTTTGGAGTACCATAATAGATTATCAAGAAATAATAAAGAGCCAAAATGATAAGATTAGAGACTTACAATTACTAGTTATATCTAAATTAAATATAGGAACTGGCATATAGAAATGGAGAAAAGATGAGTGAGAAAATACGTTTGGATTATCAAATGTTTAGATGGGGGCCTTTGTTGGTTAAGTTTAAAATACCCGACGACATGCGTAAAAAATTTTTAACGGAAGCAGAGGCGAGCAGCAAGGACTATGAAAAAAATTTAGCAGGCGTTATTACCAAGGAAGTAGGTTTTAGAGATATAGAAATGTTTCAACCTTTTTTCCATACCATTTTTGAGATGTATGCTAACGCGCAATCTAAATGGGCACCAGAATTAGGAGCAAATGTAGACACGTTTAGACAACAATATTTAATAGAGGCGTTATGGGCAAACTTTCAAGGCCCTGGAGATTTTAACCCACCGCACGATCATGGCGGCACGTTATCTTGGGTGATATTTTTAAAGATGCCTAAAGAATTAATAGAAGAAAATAAAAGATACAAAGGAAGATCCGCAGGTCCTGGAGGATTGACGTTTATATACGGTGAAGGACCAAGAAGTTATATTAGTCACCATTCTTTTGTACCGGAAGAAGGAGATATGTTTATATTTCCGGCATCATTAAAACATTGGGTGTTTCCATTTAAAAGTGACTGCGTTCGTATTTCGGTATCGGGCAATGTTAGTGATTCTATTAAATGGAAAGATTTAAAAAAAGTAAAGGAGGTTAAGAAAGATGAATCAAACAACAATAAAGAGGGTAATTAAACGTCAGTTTAATGCTATCATAGATGAAGAGAAGAAGTTACGTAGAGTCTTGGTGATGGAGACGAACGACGAGCATCCAGAGGCTTTGTTCGGTGGTTTATATACGAGGGTCGAGCAGCATTTAGATGCAATTGTAAAATTGCAAAATAGAATTGTTGCATTACAAGATATAGTAAATCCTGAATGAAAGATACAAATGTAGCTTATATCGCTGGGCTATTTGATGGTGAAGGTTGTGTATCGTATAAACAATATATGCGTAAACGTTCACATAATAAAAAAGCATATCCAACTTGGCAGATTAGATTAGAGATGGCTATGACGGATAAATCTATATTGGTATGGGTTTGTGAAGTATTAAAAGTTGGCACCGTTACAGAAAAAAAATATAAGACAGCTTATACGGTGGGTTGGAAGAAACAATGGCGTTGGCGTTGTAGTCATAGAGACGCGTATTATGTTTCTTGTTTACTATTTCCATACGCTCATGTAAAGTTGGCTGGTATACAAAAGATTATTAGTCACTATGCAAAGCGAAGATTGAAAGTATTGAATGATAAAGTAGTATCGTTAGATGATTATAAAGAAACTATGAATTTAGAATAATGGATAAGAAACAAATAAAAGAATCCGGACGCAAATGGGACGGTAGATCTAGACCGTCAAATGATCTATATAAGAAAAATTATGACGAAATTTTTCGAAAAGATAAGAAAAAGGATGAAGGTAAGGAGGCTAATAAACAGCGATAATGCTATCGATGTTGGTGTTGATCTTATGTTAATTGTATTTGATGTATTAAGTTCTCCTATTTTAATCGTCGTAAGAGTGTTGCGTTACGGTTTTAATAAATTTATTAGAGGTTATGTAATTAGAGGGATTAAGTGGGTATTAAATAAATTAATGTATTGACAAATGTAACAGGATATCCTATATATAAAGAATGAAAGTATTATGAGCAAAATAACAAAAAAGAAAGTAAAATGCTGGATTCAATAGATGCGGTTAACGCTTTTAGACACAAGGCCAAACATTTATCCCATTCAGGAAACATAGCATGTTTATTATTTGAAGATATAGAAAATACACAGAATAAAAAACCTACAGAAGTAAACGGCAATAAACTTTTATTCCCAAAAGCAACGTGGGAAAATATTGAATACGACAAAATTAAATATAAAAATTCGATTAACAGTTCAAAGCTTAAAACAGAATTTGTTCAATTTTATAAAGATGGTATTTTAATAAAACTTCCGGAACATAAAAAAACTACTTATCTAGAAGTTCATTTTCAGGATGAAATATTTATACAAGATCGGAAAAATTCTCCATTAAAAAATGGTTTCTTCAATCAATTATTTAGAACCTGGGCCATGAGTAAGGATAATCATTCGTTTGGTACATTAAAACATGGTCCCCAATGTTTTTATGGAGAATCTTTTTTTAAAGGTTGGCAAAGTAAAGAATATAAAGATTTTTTATATGTACAAATAGAGGGCTTTAATAAATTAATAAAATTTTCTTTAAATATTTTTGATAAATATGAGGAAGTAAAAAAGATTTTAGTTAACCCAGGAATAACAAATACTGAAGATTGTATTTTTGGAATGGAAAGAAATTTTTATTTACAAAAACTACATGATTTATCTTTTCAAATAAGGGGAGGAAACCAATCTATAAATAATAATAAAACTTTAAAAATAAATTGCACTAATTTATTTTTTCAAACTTATAGAAAACTTTTGGCTTTTTCTTTAGAGGAAATTTTAGCACAGGAAAAAATTAGAGACATGGAAATAACAGAGGGGGTGCGAAAAAAAATTAAAACATGGGAAAATAATCCTGAACAATGTTGTGACGAAATTAGTGAACATTTTTTTGGTGGACATGGAAAAAAAGATGGTAAGAAAACATTTTCTTTAATTCACAAAAAAAATGCACTTTTATTTTTTAAAGCTATTAATTATTTTATATTACATCACAAAAAGGAATATGACGGGGATCAGGGCGTTGATTTATTTAATCTTTTAAAGGATTTTTCTAAATTAGAATTAGAAAATTTAGAATATTTATTTTTTGATTTCTTTAAATTTGATTCATATAAAAATTGGGGATATGAATCTCATTTAACAGATGATCAAAGATGTTTTTCATTATTTTATTATTTTTTTAAAGGGTTTGGTAAATCTTTATTTTTAGGTTTTAAAGTAGATAACGGTGATCAACTACCGTGTGGTACGTCCATCGTGTCAGAAAATATGACTGCGTCAGATTGTTTTTTATATTGGACTAATTTTCCTGATATTTTATTACTTAATTCTAAATATTTAGAAGGACATCAATGTCCTTTAGTTTTTCAAGACGATAAATGTTTAAATTCATTGGAAGAAGATGAGAGATTTACGGGAATAGAGCCTAATCAAAGCGGGGTTATATCCACTCCACCTATATCCAAGGAAGAAGAGGATAAAGTTAATATAATATTATCCGAAGCATTAGATAATGCTTATGGTTCTTTCACTTATCACAATTGGATTGAAATGTCAGGTAAGCACAAGTACGAAATGAAACCAACCCAAAGTGATGTCTTAAAAGGAGTAAAAATAATAGAAACAGAGAGTCTGATGTTTATATTTATATTTGATGAAAAAGAACGTTTTATTTTAGAAATTTTAGACAAAAATTTTAAAAAATTTGTTGGTTATTTGTGGAGAAGCGAAACTTTTTTAGTAAAAAATTTTTCTGAAGAACAATATAGAAATTTTTTAATTAATAAAGCAAGAGAACTTTATATTTTTTTATCTAATGTAATAAGAGATTTTAAAGTTACTATCAATCGAGATGTTGTGTTGGGCCCTGTAAGACACCGAATTCCTCATGGAATGAAAACAAATAACAAAAGAATAATATACTTACCTAGAATTAAGTATAATTATATTGAAAAAAGAAAGCCTATTGATGATGAATTAAAATTAATTAGAAGACAACCTTCGGGCGGATTTAGAAGCCACCATGTTAGAAAATTACCGGAAAGTTATAAACCCAGTCCCTTACAAATTGTTCTAGCTAGAAAACAAAATATTGAAGTCCCATTAGGATACACTTATGTTAGGGGCGCTTCCTGGGGGAAAAAACCAATGACTAATGATGAAATTATTTATCGAAGTCGGAGTATGACTAACACTATATATTTTTCTGAATCCATCGTAGCAAAAGCAGAAGAAATTGTTGGTATGTCTTGGGCCGGTTTTGAAGAACATTGTAGGTCTAAATTATCTTCATTAGATTGGGACACTACTAAAGTCAGAGTAAAAGATGGAGGAATAGATATCGAAGCCTACAGAACTGTTGTTAAAGGTGAAACTGAAAAAGTAATTAGACTTTTTGTACAATGTAAACATCAGAAAAAAAATATAGGCCCTGATGTTATTAGAGAAATATTAGGAGCTAAAGAGGTAGAAGACAAAGAACATGACACACAGCTAATGGTTATGATTTCTGGTAAATTCTCTAATGGGGCTATCACATTGGCTAATAAACATAATGTAAAACTAATAGATGGAAACGATTTATTAAATGAAGTGGAATAAACTATATAACTACCCAAAGACTGTAAGATCTAATATTGATGGTACTAGGAGATACGAAGTTGGTGACGAGAAACTACCTAGTGTTACGACTATTATATCCGGGACGCAGAGCGAAGAGAAGGCTGAGAGCTTGGCTAGGTGGAAAGACAGGGTAGGTGCTGCGGAGGCCGATAGAATCAAGAATACGGCTGCTCTACGGGGCACGGCGATGCATAGTTATCTAGAGACACATCTTAAAGGTGGCAATGTGCTAGATTTGAGCGACGTGGGGCAAGAAGCGAGGGGCATGGGAAAAACTATAATTGACAAAGGTTTTCCTGATTTAGAAGAGATTTGGGGTGTTGAGTGTACGTTACACTATCCTGGGTTGTATGCAGGCCAGACTGATATGTGTGGTATTTACCAGGGGCGCGAAAGTATAATAGATTTTAAACAATCAAACAAGCCTAAACGTGACGAGTGGATAGAAGATTATAAAATACAGCTAGTAGCGTATGCTATGGCGCATAATTGTATCTATGGTACTGATATAGATCAAGGAGTAATTCTAATGTGTACACCAGACAACTTTTTTCAACGGTTCACTATCAATGGATCAGAGTTTAGAAAATGGAAGTGGGAATGGTTAAAAAAAATTGACCAATATTACAGTAAATAGGACCAGTGTTTTCTATTGTTTATTTAATTGATCAATAGTAATTATTCTAGTTGCGTAATATTTTCTATCTCTAATAAACTTTTTTGCCTCTTTTAAAGAGTCAAAAGTTACATTAAGCAACCACATTCCAGTAGTAAAAGGTATTGGATTTTTTTCTTTTCTCCACATCATCCAAAAATTTTTTTTCTTATTATAGCGAACTTCAAAAACTTCATTTCCGAAAAAAATTTGGACTACTCTTATTTTACCTTCGGTATTTTTATACATAGTTTTTGTTTTCATAAAGTATCTCCTTCTGAAAACTTATCTGGTCCTATTTACGATTTAAAATAGCTAAGTGGTATTTCACACTAATATAAAAATAATTTATATTTTTATATACTAGGACTATATAGGATAATATATTAAATGTCAACTGACAAATTGTCGCATCTATATCTTGTGTTAATTACTTTTTAGTTGAAAATTAAATTATGGTAAAATTGCAACATGTGATAAAATTGCAACACTGCGACATAAGTATATAGATTAAGGCAACAATGTGTCTAAATCATAAAATTGCCACAAATTTTTAAAATAAAAATGTGGAAGATGGTGTCAAAAACCCGCATAAAACGAAAATTTTAAAATTTTTTTTGTCAAATTTACGAAATTTTGGGTCAAAAATGTGGAAACGGGGGTTAAAAACCCGCATAAAACGAATTTTTTTTTCAAAAACGTGGAAAATGTGGAAAACCAAATTGACTAGAAGTGTTGGTATACAAAGAAAATACGCGTTTTCCACGTTTCCACATTTTTCAAAAACTTTTTGGGCGTGTAACTCTTTAAAAGTATTTTGAGTCTTTATTTGTGGAAAAAAGGCAAAAATCGATTATTATTCGCACTAGGCAACAATAGTATCTTCCACATTTTTAAAACAAAAAATGTGGAAAATGTAGAAAGCCGCAATTACCAACGCTTATTTAACATTGAAAATGTGGAAGAAATGTGGAAGAAGAAAAAATGGTATGGGATTTAGCAATTAGTATGATGACAGAGAAAGATTTTTGGGATAAATTTAATGCAAAACACAATCCAAGATATCACTATGCCAAAAAAAAGACAGAAGAAAAAAACAAAAAGAAGGATCAAAAACAAAAAAATAATTCCTTTAAATTTAAAATCTTTAGGAAATCAGATTGAAGCATATCCATTTGTAGAAATTGAATGGAGTGATATTGAAGGAGACGCTGGTTGGAGTAGTACAAAAGATTTAAACAAAGAACAATTACCCATATGTGTATCTAAAGGCTACCTGTTAAGTCAAACAAAAGGTGTTACAAGAATATTTTCTGATTACATACAAACAAAAAATAAACCAACCTTTGATAATATTGGTAATACAACTATAATCCCTACAGCTGTTATTGTGTCAATTAAAAAAATTAATTAAGTTTTCTTATTTTTGGAAGTCTTGATTGTTTTACTTTTTCTTTTACTTCTTTTTTAATATCTTTTACTTCAACACCTTCAAGTATAGGTGAGTATTGATCTATAATATCTTTCATCCTCGTCTCTAGCTCCTCCGCACTTAAGTCATCTATTTTGCCGGTTCTAATAATTTTCTGTTCAACATATAATCCTGCGGCCTTACCCCGTGCTACTTCTGCATTTGTTGCGGCTGAGAATGCACCTTTTTTTAATGCGTTTTCTCTAATTTTTGCAAGTTCTGTAATATGTCTTTCAAATGTTACAGCATATTTCTTTTGATTTTCTTCTCTAAGTTCACCTATATATTTTACAACTAAAGGATATTTTTTTGGATTTTGTAATTCGTATGCTCTAATTCTGGCCGCTTCACCATAGCCAGCTTCTTTTGCACATTCGGTCCCGTTCATTCTACCTTCATTAGCAACAACTAATTGAGCAAACTTAATTTGTTTTTCTGTTAGTCTTTTTGGTACTCCCATGTATTGACGTATAGAGTAATTTAAGGTACAAGTCAACCTATGATAGATGCTAAGTTAATACGTCAAGTATTAGATAAGTTTTTGAAAGCAGAAAATGTTAAAACCGCAAGAATGCAAGTTAGAACTCTTGATGGTGTTTACCATGATATTAAATCTATTAAGTTATTGGAAAATAAAATTATTGGTTCAAGAGAAACACATAGAATAGTTATAGAAGTCATACCGGAAAAAGCCCCTATGGGTAAAGTTATAAAAGACCATGGAGGAATTATACTCTAGTGAATTGTTGGCATTGTAATACTGAATTAATATGGGGCGGAGATCATGATATTGAAGAAGAAAATGATGCTTATAGTATGGTAAGTAATTTATCTTGTCCTAAATGTCATTGCTTAGTTGAAGTTTATTATCCAAATGAAGAGACTATAAAAGATTATAAAAAACATGAGTGAACTTAAGTCTATTTCGTTGTTTGATACAATACTTTATCAAGCACATGTTCCTAAGTATTTAGAAGATAAAGATTTTATGGCAGTTTGTAATGAAAATACAGACAAAGCTATCAAAAACACACAACAAAAAATAGATGAAAGAAACAAAAAATTTAAAACAGACGTAAAAGACCATGGTTTGTCTTATCATTCTGGAGCAGAATTATATAAAGATGATAGATTTGCTGAGTTTGAGTTGTTAATTAGAAACACAGCTTTTAATATTTTAGAAGATCAAGGTTTTGATTTATCTAATTACACACTAGATTATACTGAAATGTGGATACAGAAATTTGCTGATACAGGCGGAGGCCACCAAGATACACACGTACATTGGGATAATCATATTTCTGGTTTTTATTTTATAGAGTGTTCTGAAAGAACATCTAAGCCAATCTTTCATGACCCTCGTGCGGGTCGTATGATGTTAAATTTACCTATTAAAGATCACACTAAGCTATGTCCCGCAATGGAACGACAAATTGTTACGGTGCAACCAGGCTCGCTTTTGTTATTTAATTCTTGGCTACCTCATCAATTTAGTGTAGATAGCGGCATCGATTCGTTTCGATTTATACACTTTAACCTACAAGCAAGGATGAATGGCAAGAAATGAAAGTCAATTTTGGTACTACCTTAAAAAAAATACTCCTACAATTAAGTGGACACGGATTGAAAACACTAGTAGTCTCGGTACTCCTGATTTATTGGGCTATAATTCTAATAACCACTTTTTCACTTTAGAACTTAAAGTTGTAAGGTCTGGCAATAAAATAAAATTTTCTCCCCATCAAATATCTTTTCATATGCGCCACCCCATTGGTACCTATATACTCGTTGATGACGCTGTGCGAGCTCGTGTGTGTCTTTATTTTGGCAATCAAATAGACGATTTAGTAAAAAATGGTTTAAAAACAAAACCAAAGGCAGAAACGCTTGAAAATTGTAAAAAATTTTTAGATGAATTAAATTAACTATTTCCCAAAAGATGTTTTAAAATTATAATTATTAATGAAACTATAAATATACAAAATAATACTATAAATATTACAAACCATTTTAATTTTTCCATAAAATAAATTTTATATTGTCATGTTTAGAGAAGTTAAGCTAGGTTATTCTTCATCTTCATATATATCATCTAGCCATAGTTCTTCGTAATTATGGGTAATATCTTCATAATCTAAATTACTATCATTACTTTTAGCAATATCTTTAGCTTGTTCTTCGTTTTCTGCTTTAACTGTTGTTTTAAATCTCACTCTTTTTGATACGATAACTTCAAATGTTTTCATAAATCTCCGTCTTCTATTTGTTTTTTGGTAGTAGTTGGGTCTAACGCTAATTCAATTTTTTCTTTTAGATTAGCGCTGTCTTCTTGAACGCCTTCTGGCGGTGGTTCATCTATATTAGAGTTCAACCACCTAATCACCATATTAATTATAGCTTCATATTTTTGCTTGCGCTCATGCGCTTGCGCCTTGTTTTTAGTATCTCTAAAATCGTGTCCTTCATCTCGTTGTGTCATTGTTTATCCTTTTTGCTCGCTCGCTTGTTGATTTTTCCAACCTTTAAATTTACATAATAATTTATCTCTATCATTATTAAATTTTTCAAGGTCTTTACTATTAATAATTGGTTTTAACTCTAATTCTAATAATTTTTTTCTATATTCTTTTAAAGTCATATTATCCCTTCTGCTCGCTCGCTTGTCGCTTGAGCTTGTCGCTTGTTAGTTTTAAATGGACTAGTTATTTTTTCTCGAGTATTTAATGACATATAACTAGCCCATTTATTCGCACAAAATTAAACATCTTGCACAAATCCATTAAAATTTTTGATTGCCTTACCCTTAGCAATTAAACCTACTATAACTTTTTTTGGGTCTAAGTGTCTTAAATCGTGCTTATCCCCGTTTATAACTTTACGACCTAACCATTTTTTAGG